AATGTCCAGGGCGAGTGCGAAGCGCCCATTGGAAGAGGTCGGCATCGATGGCAAGGTCGGCGGCAACTGCCAAAGGATTTCCTTCAATGGTGGCACGGCCACCGACAATGGCCGCGAGATGAATGACCACATCAAATTTGGTGTCATCTTTAGCAAAGAAGTCACGGACATCGCGCCCATTCTTTATGTCAATGCCGGTGATTTGGTTGTTCTTAGAATCAAGATGTTTCTTGAAGTTAGTGCCGACAAAGCCTTCATCGCCTGTTATCAGGATTTTCATTTTCCCCACCTGTCGCTCTCATATTTATATTTCTCAGTGTTCGCTTCTGCCAATTGAGCATCGCGGTCAATCCTAAAGATATAGCGGTCATTTTCATCAAGAGCTGCGCCAATGTGGGAAAGTTTAGTTGGCGCATCAAAGGCAATGCCTGTTCTTATTGACTTGCCCTCAATAGGTGTGTTGTAAAACGGATCGTGAATTAGGACTGAATCCTTGACCCATGAATAGATAACTTTTTCAAGAAATGCTTGGTCTGTGGTGTAGAAATCGCCAGGGTTATCTGATGCAATAAGTTCTGCCATATCTCGAAACTTGTAGGTCTTGCCGGCAAACATCCCTGCGCTTATTGGGTAATTATGACCTGAAGGATGGTCTTTGATGATGTGATAATCAAGACCTGATTGCTCCCATTCTTCGTGGGCTATTCGGTCGCGGAAAGAAAGGCGGGCATCGGCATCACGGCAGATGACCACTTCAAATTGCGGGTCAGCAAAAGCAAGATAACGCCAAAGCCTTGCGGTGTTATTTTCTAACTCACTCATCCTGACTATCTTTACACCTTTGACAAGGTTTAAGGTGCTGACAACCCAATCTTCAACGCTTTGGCCCACATAAAAGACTAAGCGGAAGCCATCCTCAAATGGAAAATAACGCGAGCCAAGAATTGCGTTCTTGATAGCTCCGATGGTGTAGCGCGGATCATTGCCATAGACCGAGAATGAAACTGCTCTCATTTCAATAAATCTCGCAAGAGAACTGCATAGTCCTCGCTCTTGATGTAGGAGTCATAGGCCAAGGCATCGAATGAATACATCTCACGGGCATTGACAGAGCGATAGCCTTCATCCCACTCCGCTTTGCCTGCTATTGGATGGCAATGCTCGATGATGACTTGAGGCAGATAAACAAGGTTGCCAAGGTCTTGCCCTAGTTTCTTCCAAAAGTTGTCAAGATAAAGATGGCGAAGTTTCGGTGGCACCATCCCGCCAAGGGCGCTGACAATGGCTTTTGACATCATCACCGCAGTTGGCAAGTTCTCACCTTGCAAAAGGTCATTGCCATAGGAAACGCCAGGGGCACTGCCTATCGCTTTCATCAAAGCAATATCCCAATCAGGTGTTCTGAATCTATGGTCATCGCCAATAAAAGTGAAAAATTCATATTCATCTGCATACTTCTTGGCAGCGACATTGACAGGATAAGCCATACCCCGTGTGGTATTTTCAATTTCTAGGATGTATTCAACGCCAACTGAGCTTCGATAGTTGACAATCTCTTCATCATCTTTGTCCACAACAAACATCAAGTCAGAACGACAAGAGAACTCTCTGTGTGCTTGCAAGACTTCAACTGCATTCTTTGGCCTGCCTCTAGTTGGCACAAGCACTAGGTTATTTTTCTGAATCATTGATTTCCCCATAAATAGCGGTGTAAGCCGCCAAGTCGATGATGCTGTCTAAGTGGTCAGGTGTTTCTATGAGCCGAGCAATTTTCACAAGGCATAAACACAAAGCGACCTGTGAAGGGCTTATCTCAGTTTCAAGATAAACACTCCACAGGTCTGCGATGCGTTTGTGATTTATGTAAGGGTCGCCATAAATACTTTGACGATCCGTTGCGGTGAGGCGTTTGGCCTCATCCAAAATCTTCCCCCGATTCATTTTTCTATTTACTTCCGCGACCAAACTCTGTCGCCTTTGGGTCAATGGCTTTCAAAACAGGGCCAATGACTGCTGCTAGAAAGCAGGCAAGATAATCTTTTAGAGGGCGCGATGGGTCGGCGAGGTAGAGAGCTGCGACTGCGGCTGCTCCTGCTCTTGCGTAGGTGTTAACGATTGCGACTGCTTTGTCTTTGTCGAACATTTGCACTCCTTGAACTTAGGTCTGCCAAAGCCCACGATGAACACTGGCAGAGATGGCTTGAGTTTTCCCCGATTCTTTACTTTGTAGGCGCGTATCTTACGGGCAACTTGCCCGCCATTGCGTTGATCGCCCTTAGTGTCGGGGGCGGTGTTGCCCTCAATGCAGACAACAGTTCCATTGTCCTTGACCTGCTCGACAATGCCGATGTGAGAGATTCTGTCGAGTGAGTCATTGGGAAAATCAAAGAAGACCAAATCTCCTGGCATTGGCTCGGCCTCGGCAATACCTTGCCAACGCTTCGCCTCGGCGAACGCCTTTGCCCCTGCCGGTGTGTAAGTGCAGTCAGGGATTTTGACACCTGCCTGCTTTGCAACCCAATTGACAAATGCACCGCACCAAGGCTGATTCGTCTTTTGATATTTCGTTTGATTATCGGCAGGGCCTTCAATGTAGCCAACTTCGCCTGCTGCCACTTCTAGGAACTTATCAAGTTGCGAACACATTATTTTCTCAAAGCCTGCTTCACTAGGTCGGTTAGGAAGTCAACCTTATCCTCTAGGACTGACACTTTGTCCTTTATTGAACTTCCCCCATTTGGCTTGAGTTCGGCTAGGTAGTGCTTTACGAGCCATTTGACTCCGAGGGCGACTGACCCAATGATGCTGATAAGGGCGACAATAAAGCCTGCCCAATCGGTTAGATTCATTTTATGGCTCCATATACAAGACAGAGGCTATGCCTGTTTCATTATTTGAACAAACTGCATAGACAATGGATTTTGGTGCAATTCTGAAATTTATGTAAGCATCTTTTGGAAGTGCAAATCCATTGCTAGTTGTTATATCCAAACCGCCAACATACATCGTGTGAGAACCTACATTTCGAAGGTGGACATCTCGAAATTCTCCATAGGACTCAATGATAATAATTGAGGTGGATGTGACTGTGACTTGACTTGAGGAAGCCATTTCTCTCCTTTACAAGAGATTGACGAGTGACCGAGTTCTCCCCGAAGCTAGTTGTGTGTAAACCTGAGTGGTGGCAACGGATGAGTGGCGCATTAAGTCGCGCACTGCCAAAAGGTCACCGCCTGATTTCTCAAGCATATTTGTTGCAAAATAATGTCGGCAGGCGTGGAAGGTCTTGTTTGCAATACCAAGGCGCTTCATCTCTGCGCTTGTCATCTTCGACAAGGCGTTGCTTGTAATATCCCAAAGGCGACCTTGCGTGTTGTAGCTCAAGATGACTTCGGCAACTTTTGGCGCTATCGGAACCGTCAGGTCAGTTCCGCCTTTGCCTGCAACTCTTAGGATGTAGCCATCATCGCGTTGTTCTAAATCTATGCCTCGAAGGTTGGCAACTTCCATCGCTCGAAGGCCTGCACTGCACGCAATGATGAACCAATGGCGCATCGGCATTTCCGCCTCTGTCATAACAAGTCGAGCCTCATTGCCCGTCAGGGGATGAGGCAGACCGCGACTCTTGCGAACAGGTGGCAGGTCGAGATAAGCGTTGTTATCAATGACCTTCATTTTGTTCAAGGTCTTAAATATGGATCGGAAGCGTGCGGCGTAGGTGCCTTTTGTCGAGGTTGCCACAGGAGATGTGACTGTTCGTTGTATGTCCTCAACAGTTGCCTTCTGAGGGTGAACGCCCATTCTAAGGATTAGGTTCCAATCGTTGCGGAATAGAGCTTCTGAGAAGCCTTGCATTTCGTATCGAGCTTGAAGTTTTGCCTTCATCTCTTCCATCGGTGTCAGTTTCATAGGGGGCACACTATACGCCTTGTCAAGGGGTCGGGAACAATCCCCTTTGAAGACTTGTAGCGGATAGCGCACAATCCACAGGATTAAAATGGGCAGCGCCTTCTTCTACTCCTGATTTCAAAGGGTTTAGTGCTTCTATAAATAGCAATGCAACACCAACCGCCAGCACCTTTACAAAAGTGCCTTTTGGCAGTGAAGCATATGATACTGAAGGCTGGTATAACACTACTTTATACAGATTTTTACCTACTACAGCAGGTTATTACAGAATAACTGTGTCATTATATGGCAATGCTACTGGACGAAATAGAGTTGATTTATATAAAAATGGAAGCAGTTTATTAAGGGCTTTTGACCCGCCTGATAATCATAAAGGCATTTTAGGTCATTCTGGAATTACTGTTAATCTAAATGGTTCAACTGATTATATTGAAATTTTTTATTTTGGCGATGGCACTACTGGGCCTTGGCAAGAAGGCACAGATGTAAGTAATTTCTCAGCATTTTATTTAGGAGAGTAAAAATGAGTAATTTAACATTATTTGAAAAAATTAAGGCGGCTTATCCTGAATTAACAGATGATGATTTTGCTGATGGCGTTATCAAATTGCAAAATGATTCAGACGGCTTCGGCGACTACATAGCCGAGTGGGATTATTCCAAGCCGATCCCTGAAGGGCTAAGCCTAGGTAAGCCCTAAGAACAATCCTCTGAGATTGTGCCGAAGTTTGTAGCGGATAGTTCGGTTTCACCGACAGGATTGAAATGGGCCGCGCCTTCTGCTGGTAGTTTTGTTGGCGCACAATTAACAAAGACAGCGCAGAGCGTTGCTACTGGTGATTATTACGCTGTCACTTGGGATAGTGAGGCTTTTGATACAGATACTTTTCACGACAACTCTACAAACAATTCCAGAGTCACAATCCCATCGGGGAAAAGCGGCTATTACAGATTTAGCGGGATTATGACCTTTGCCTCTAATTCCACAGGTTCAAGATTAGTTAGAATACATAAGAACGGCTCTAACATAGTTTGGGTCGGTTGGCTTGCTGGTTTAGCAGGTGGCAACGAAACAGGCGTAGTTTTTTGCCATACCTTAAATGCAACTGCTGGTGATTATTTTGAATTATTTGTAAAGCAAGAAAGCGGCAGTGGCTTAAATGTGACCGCCTCCGCATCTTGGGATGTCCAATACTTAGGAGCATAAATAGATGACTAACAACGCAGAGGCAAGTTTATCCAATCAACTCAAAGCAGCTTGTCCAGAATTGACCGAAGATAATTTTCGCGCAGGTGGAGAAGTTGAGTGTTGGAATGATATGGATGGCAAAGGCACTTATATCGCCAAATGGGATTTAGACATACCAATTCCAGAGGGATTCACTTTCGGAAAACCTGAGTAGAACAATCCTCTGAGATTGTGCCGAAGTTTGTAGCGGATAGTTCTGTTTCACCGACAGGCTTGAAGTGGGCAGCGCCTGCTGGTGCTAGTTTTGTTGGAGCAAAAGCCACTTCAACAGATGCAACGCAGTCTATTGCAAACAATACAAATACACTGGTTAATTTTAATTCAGAAGAATACGACACTAATTCAATTCACAATAATGTTACAAACAATTCAAGATTAACTATTCCATCTGGTTATGATGGCTATTGGTCTGTAACTGGGAAATTAACCTTTGCTGGTAATGCTACCGGAGCAAGACAATTACGCTTAAATAAAAATGGCTCATTGGTTGCTAATTTTTTAGTGCCAATTACAGGCTCAGGCGAACAGTCAATAATTCTTACAAATACACTTAATTTAATAGCAACTGACTATCTTGAGTTTGTAGTATATCAAAACTCAGGCGGCGCACTTAACCTTAATCTATCTGGCGCAGAAGGTTCTTACTTCCTCTGCCAATTCTTAGGAGCATAAAATGGAATTATGGCAAAAAATTATTGAAGCATATCCTGAAATAAATGCAACAGATAATTTTCAGCAACTAGGTATTTATTTGCAAGATGACTCAGACGGACAAGGTGCATATATTGCTAAGTGGGAATACTCTGAGCCTATCCCAACAGGATTAAGCCTAGGCAAGCCTAACGACTAGGCACAATCCCTCAAGATTATGCTAGAGTCCTAGAACTCTAAGATCGTCAGCAGTTAAGCCGAGAGCTGCAAGTTTGGCTTCGGCATTGGCTTTTGCCTGTGCCTCGGCTTGCTTTAATACTTCTTGCTTAGCTTCATAGGCTATTTGCTCCATACGCATCTCTGCCCAAGCCTGACAAGCAGCTTCGTAATCTTGACCTACTAATTCAATTTGCTCACCATTTATTTCAGAAAACATTTTTTGATTTTCGGATTTACATAAAGCAATTAGTTCTGCTTTTGTCATAACTAAGCCTTCCTGTATGTAAAGAAACTTTGGATATAATCATTCGTGGCCCAAGTCCACGGTAAGGCTGCTGTGCTTTGACTAGGCACAGGAAAATTTTGTGCTGTTGCACCTTCGTTTATATTGTTCCAATAAATACCGCAAGTAGTGCCACTATCCAAAATAAAATTCAAACATTCAATATAATAAGAACCGCTATCTAGTAAATTGCCGCCATTAAAATAAGCCAAATAAAGACCACTATGAGCCGTCACAGGCAAACTAAATCTCGGTCCTGTTCCAATAGAAGATGTAGAACCCAAAGTAAATTTGACAAATACTGTGATTAAATTTCCACTTTCGGCATACGCCGCCGTGACAGTTCCATTTCCAACTGTGGCGTTTGTCCAAGTCGGAGTGTAACTTGTGAAAGTTGGGCCACTAGCAGGTGCAACCCACTTCAATCCTGTCGTTTCAACACTATCCGCTACAAGTGTGTGGCCGTTTGTGCCGACTGCTAGGCGGGCGAATGTGTCTGCGCCTGTGCCTACAATAAGGTCGCCCTTGGCATCAATTTCGGTGGCCATTGAGTTGGTGATTGTGACAGTTCCCGAAGTTCCGCCACCTGAGATTCCTGTTCCTGCGGTGACACCTTCGATGTCGCCCGAAGCAGGTGTTGCGAATTGGAAGAAGATAGCTGCGCTTGCGCTAGTGAAGCGAAGAACGCCACCTTGATTCTGAGCAAGAGCAAGTGATCCTGATGTTGTCACAGTTGCGGTTCCTGCGGTGATTGTGCAAACGCCTGCGCCTAAATTGATTATTGTGACAATGTCACCTGCTGCAAACAATCCTGTATTCACAGTGATTGTTGTTGCGCTGCCATTGCTCATTGATATAGCAG